TTTCTCAATTGTGTAACTCTTAGCAATATCTTGACGAGCTTGCTTGAAGTTTGACATTACATCTGGCTGATTGAAGTTCTTTAGATTACGTTCTGCAAGATCTTCTAATTGTCTAGCAGCAAACTTTTGAGCTTGTCCAAGACTTCTGTCTTTTGGAGCCATAGATGCTAGATTTCCTTCTCCATCGTATCGCAAGCGTTTCATCTGCTCAACAAGACCAACGCCATCAAAGTTCATTTGCTTTAAGCCATTAAGAACTCTAAGTTCAGCAGTTACATCTGTCGTGTTAGCTAACTTTTGAAGTTCAGCAGTACGCTTGTTGATGTCAGTAAAAAACTGTTTGTCAGCATAGTAAGTGTTGTTTGCTTTCAAAGCATCGTAAGCTTGACCTTTAACATTGCGATAGTCTTGCAATACTTGCGGTGTGATAACTGTATCTTCTGGCAAGTTCAAAGTCTTACGAGCTTGGGCATTAACAACTTCTTGATTTTTAATTGACGCAACTTGACCAGTTTGTTGTTTACCAGAAAACCCTTCAAGCAATCGATTTAACATTGAAGGATTAACTTGTGTTGGAGGCAATGTAGCGCCTTGTGCAATGGCACGTTCGGCAACCAATTGTGATTGAGTTAAGTTAGCTGGCGCTCTAGGAGTAGTCAAAGCACTAACAGTGGCAGTAGGAGCAGTCAAAATACCGCCAGCAGCAGCTTCATTAAATACTTGTTGAGGATTAATAGTTCCTGTATTAGCCTGTTGTGCTGCAGCAGATGTTAGTGCGGCAGTAGTTGCTCCAGTACCAATATTCTGTGCCAAAGCAACAGTTCTTGGAGCCATCTGTGTAATCACATTAGGTGTGGCAGAAACAATAGATTTCTGAATAGCACCAGGCAACAACAAATTAGTAGGATCTAGCAAACCAGTACCAAGTCCACCAACTAATAAACCAGGACGCTCTGTAGCTACTTTGTAAGTGCCTTTCAAGATATCGCTGATAGACTGAGTTGGTACAGGAGTTGGTTGTGGTTTATTACGATCTATGCCAAGGTATTCATCTGACAGTCCAGCCGCACTTAGAGTCCCCTTGATTCCTCTAGCCATCAAGTCAGCAGTTCCAGTAATTAACTGTCCTGTAGTAGTTTTTCCACGAAACACATCTAATGGGTTAAAGCTTGCGGCAACATCTTGTTGAAATTGAGTCTTTGGCTGAAAGGCTTGTTGTCTAACACTCTGCATGAATTCAGCAAAAGTAGGAGCAGTTTGTCTTTGTTGTACTTGTTGTTGTGTAGGTACATTAATACCTGTTACTGGCTTAAACTCTTCAGTTGCAACTTGTTGTTGAGAAATACCAGTAACTGGCGTCCATTCTTCATCATCTTTTTGAGCCATACCAACCACCTTCTTGACGTAGTTTTGTGTTTCTTTAAATGGAGGAACTCCACCATACTTTTCAACATTACCTGGGCCAGCGTTATAAGCAGCTGCTACCAAAGTGGGATCTTGAAATCGTTCTGTTAATTGGCCTAGATACTTAACACCGCCTCGGATGTTATCTCTCCAATCCATTCTGTTAACACCAAGATCTTTAGCGGTAGCACCCATTAACTGCATAGGTCCATAGGCACGATCATTAAACCTGGTTTTAGGTCCAATAGCGTTAAAAGAACCACCAGATTCAGCCTCAACAACGCCTTGTACTAAAGAAAGAGGAACACCTTGTCGCTCTGCCTCTTGAGCAGCAAAAGCAAAGATTTCGTCTTTAGTCGCCATGTTATTGACCAATAAACATTACGTTACCATCTGGCTTTTTAACACCATATCTTCCAGATTTACCTTGAACAAGTTGGAATCCTGCTGGCAAAATAGGTGCGCTAGGATTAGCCGCAATTTGCTCATTAAGAAATTGATTAACCTTTGGATGGTTATACAAACGTGGGTTATCTGGTGAGTTAGCCCATGCCGTGTAAACAGCTTTAGGATCACCAGTATAGGCATCAATAAATCTCTGACGGGCATCATCTTTATCTGCTGCAGCAATCTCAAGAGCAGACACATACTTGGTAACAAACTTAGGATCAGTTACACCAGTAGTAGCCTTGTCAACAATACCGCCTTCAAACGCATTGGCATTGCCTTTAATGTTACTCAAACCTTTCAGAACACCTTCAGAACGTGTCTTGTTTAGCAAGTTAACATTGCCTACCAAAGAATCAAATTTATCGCCAACACCTGGGATAGCTCTCATATAAGATGCACCCGTAGCAAAAAACTCAGTTAGTTTATTTGGGTCTAATTGTTCAGCAGCGTTATATAAATATTCAGCAGAAGTTTTACGATCACCAACAGTTAATGCGGCATCAAGAGCAGTCTTTGTAAATTCATTGTATCGGTTTGATGTTGCCAGATTTACTGCTTCTTGAGCAGGAGAAATCTTAGCTACTGCTCCTGCAACTCCTCCAGTTGGTGGAGTAGTTCCAACAGCGCCAGCACGAGGAGGCTGAGTGAGAAGAGAAGATCTAGGAACATAATAGGTTCTTCCATCTGCTCCGATAACTTGTTCAACTTGACCTGCAGCTTGTCCGACTGCTTCAGCAGATTTAATGGCTCCAATTGCAGTAGTAGCGCCTGGAATAGCTTGTTGAGTAAAGCCACCGCCTTGCATTGGAACAAGCATAGTATTAGCGGATACTTCTGGAGGAGTAGATTGAATCCTAGCTTGCATATAGTTCTGCACAGGAGCCGCAGAATAGCCGCCAGTTAAAGGATTAAATTGACTTGTAATGCCTTCTTTTTGTGTTGGCAAACCACGCAATATTTGCATATTTGGGTTTAACAATAAATCACCCTGCACTTTAGGTTGCAATGCAGAAATAGTCTCTCGCATTGGTCCTTGTGAAGCAGTAGGCAAATTCAACACATCTTGCAAAGCATTCTGAATATTAAAAGGTAAACCTTGCGCTCTAGCAGCCTTTAACTCTTCTTGTTGTTGAGCAACATTAGGAGTAACTGGACCCCTGTACTCAGGACTAGCTTCGTTAAATTGTGTAGGCATATACCTACCTTGGAAATTAGCAACAGAAGCACGATCAGCAGCCTTTTGTTGCATCTCAGTAATAGCACGTTGACCACTCAAATACTGCTCTGGTACTGAGTAAGCAGACTTCAAACCCATAGAAGGATCATTGCTTAACAAAGAGCCGAGCAAGAATTGTTGAGTAGCTTGTTTTTGTAGGCTATTCTTCTCTTCATCACTAAGACCAGTAAGTGCTGCATCAGACAGCAAACCAAGATTAAACATATAGACTCCTTAGATACCCAACAAACCAAGCAAGCCTTGGCGTGAAGTAGAAGATGATTGCATTCCAGAACCACCACCCACATTGAGTCCCAATGCTTGGTTGATGATTTGTTGTTGCTCCAATGGCAGATTGCGGATGGCATCCAACTGTTGTTGTGAGAACTGTTGTTGAACATTTCCAATGTTTGCCAAAGCTTGTGAACCAGCAAGACCCATCTGCTGACCACCTTGAGCAATATTAGCCATCTGACCAGAAGCACCCAAACGCTGTTGGTTAGCAGTTAAACCTGCTTGCTGATTAGCCAAATTAGCTTGCAAGAAGTTCTGAGCATTGGTCAAACCTGCTTGCTGAGTCAATCCTGCTTGTTGGGCAGCACGAGCATTCAAAGCCGCTTGATTAGCCAAACCTGCTTGGTTAAATGCAGAAGCACCAAACTGAGAAGCTTGGTTTTGAGCCCCCATGTTTGCCAAGGCCATTGCTTGCTGATTACCAGCATTAAACTGACCCATTTGATTCTGAGCAGCGACATTGGCAAGACCTGCTTGTTGCAAGTTGCTTGCGTTATATTGAGCCAAAGCATTCTGTGCGGCAGCATTCTGTTGAGCCATTGTGTTCTGAGCACCAGCACCAAACTGTGAAGCTTGGTTAACAGCAGCTTGTGATGCTAAACCTGCTTGTTGCAAGTTACCTGCATTGAACTGAGCCATCTGATTAGCAGCCGCTTGGTTTGCCAAGTTAACTGCCTGTTGGTTCATTGTGTTCATCTGACCAACATTAAAATCCATACCCTGATTAGCAATACCTGCTTGCAAACCAGTAGCTTGATTAGCTTGAGCCGCAGTCAATCCAGTAGACTGATTTGCCAACCTTGCTTGTTGTTCAAGTTGAGCATTTGTAAGACCATACTGAACATCAACACCTTGGTTTGCCAAAGCAGCACGTAAATTAGCATCTTGATTAGCTAAACCAAACTGACCTGCCAATTGCAATGCTTGTTGTGTAGTGGCGGCATCTTGTGCTTGGTTAAGTTGCTGTGATTGCATAGTACGAGCAAGATCAGCCTCAGAAGCTTGTTGTGCAGCCTGATAAGCAGCGGCATTCTGTTGGGCAACCAATCGAGCCGCATTCTCTCCAAAGGCACGATTAGTTTCTGCTTCAGCAACACCCTGTCTAGAACCACCAAAAGCTTTAGCCGCAGTAGCTTGAGCCGCAGTCTGTTGTTGTTGTAGTTGGCGTGAACGCTCTAGATCCTGCAAACTTTGTTGAGTAACAGCCTGAGTATATGGGTTCATATACTGCTGAATATTCTGATTCAAGAATGAAGCAGCCTCAATATCACGAATATTTTGACGAGCTTGAGGAGCAATCTGTCCCAAAGCCTCAGAAGTAACTTGTGCGCCTGTAACACCAGTAGCAGAAACATCCCTAGCACCACTACGAGCCGCTTGTGCAGCAGCAATACGTTCTGCGGCAATACGCTCTGCTTCAACATCACGAACTGCTGAACGAGATAATTGAGCCGCTGCAGCTCTTTCTGCTTCACCCGCAGTAGCACCACCAAATCGTTCTGCTGTATAACCAGTAGCTTGTGCCAAAGAAGCAGGGGATGCTTGTGCGCCACCATATGTAGCAGCAGGACCAGCAGATGCAAATTGACCAGTAGTAGCGTTATAACCTTGTTGAGCAGCCAAAGCTGCAGGGTCTACAGTAGCACCGCCATAAGCGTTATATGTGACATTCTGGGGGTTGTAATTAGCAACACGGCCTGCAACATCAAATGCTGAACGCATACCAGTAAAAGTTTCACCACGGGGGTCTGCAAACTGACGAGCAACATTTGCAGCAGCTTGTTGGTCAGCATTAAAACCAGCAAACTCTCTAGGCTTTAAACCTGCAGCAACATTTTGTGAGCTTGTTACGTTCTGCAAAAATGCATCACGCATTGCAGGGTCAAGCTGCGAGGATTGTTGACTTGAGCCACCAGACATAATTACACCTCCGTTGATAGCCAATAATGTGTTGGCTTCATGTTAAATTTGGATACAAAAGTTCTTGACCAGCCTCTACGTCCTGTTAAGGTGATCTTGCGGCATTCCATGTCTTCAGCGAACTTCTGAATATGGGGGGTAAGTGTCTCTAATTCTTCTAGATTACCACCTGCCAAAAATATATGTAAAACCTTCATCCTTGGAAAGTTTTGTACCTGAGTAATAACTGCACTATTATCACTAGGCCATAATTGCATCGTACAACTGTCAATACAGTCGGCTACGTCCTGCATATTATATGTATTGTCGTATTCTAAAGCAGGTTGTAAGATTTTCTCTACTTTTTGGAAAGATACAGCCCACAATGGCAGTTCACCATTGGTTTTGTACTTTTCGTAGTTAATCATCTCAAACTGCCAGCTTTTCCATCAAATCTAATAACGCCAACACGCCAATCAGTTAATCTAACGCCTTCAATTTTTGCAGCTACCTGTCTTCCACTCAATCGTACTGAAGTAGGATTAGCCATTGAATATGGGCCATAGTTGTACTCAGTAGAGTTTGGATAAAACTTAGTGCTAAACCGCACCTGTACGTCACCAGAAGTCTTTTCATCAGGAACTAATCCTGTCAGACTCATAGTCCTATCACCATTACCCAACTCTACTGGTCCTGACTCAGCAAACAATGTTTGACCATCATAAGCAAATCCAACTTCATGCTCATAGACGTATCCGTCTGTAGATACCATAATTGGGGAAGTAAAGATGCCACGATCTGTGCCACACGTACGTGCTAACGTACCAATAGCCCAATGATTCTCACGATAATTGTAAGAAACGTAAGAATCTACCTCATTAGATGCAGCACTTGGGTAAAACCACCAAATCTCACCATAAGTAGAATTGTGTACGCAATAAACCTTGGATGACTGAGTAACATTCATGTTACTAAACACATAATCTGAAACATCAGAATTTAATGGCTTAACAAAACCATCGTACATCCAGAATCCTGATCCAGACATCCAAATACAAGCATTGTCAGTAGCCGCTACTGCTTGCTTAGAAATAACACCACAACCAGTACCAACACGCTCAAAGCTGTAAATGAACGGAGGACCAATGTATGTTGCAGTATGTACATCCACATCAGTAAACAGAATAGTTGCTCCACGGATGCGTTTAGCGCACATTAAAGAGCCAATTGTGGTTAACTCAAAGTCACCAGCTTGGTTGGTGGCAGCAGGAGTCCAAACAGTATTGTTTTCTTGGTCACACCATTGGATTTTACGAGGATTACCACCTGCACCCAATGCAAATAAAAATCGCTCTTGAGTAACAATAAGACCCGTACAGCTAGTTGGTGCGTTAGTAATTGCAACGGCATCATTAGCAACATTTAATTGCCACTCAAGCAGTTTTCCATCTTTTGATGAGCAAGCAACTAGATACTCACCAAAGGTATCTAAACTCCAAGTAGTCGCAGGAGTGTATGAACCTAAATCTGGTCTAGCAACACCATAGGCAGATGTTCCATAAGTACCATAACCATAACCAATTTTTAATACGGCATCTGGATCACCAACAGTAAATGTGGCTGGAGTAATATCGGTAAGAGTGCCATTCTCACTCATTGAGTACAACTTAGAGTGCGTACCAATTCCGATACGTCTGTTATTGTTGTTGTCTCGCCAGTTAATTAAACCCCTAGCCATCCCTGTTAATTGAGATGAAGCACGTTTTCTCCAACCACCTACTGGACGGATAGTGCCTTCGTACCAACGTACTAAATTTGAGCCGTTCCAACGGCCTTTAGACTGATACTCAGTACCATTCTTGTATACGCCTGGTGGAATTTGTAGTGGAATGTATGCCATATCTGTATTCTATTGCCTAGGTAGGTTAGACACAAAGCTCATTGTAGCAATTGCAGATGGAATTGCTGGTCTAGTTGGACTTGTGCTTGTCCCAAAATGCCCAATACTTACACCAGTATTTTCAGTTCTCCACACAATCTCAACATAATCATTAGCAGCCATGTCAACAAAGAAATTCAATGAAGCAATAATATGGCTTGGGTCACCAGTACCTTTTCTTGCTGCCAAATGAAATCGACTGTTTGAATTTGCGATATTTGTTCCATTCTTACGAAACCAAATATCCACATCTTGACCATCGTTTGTAGTGTTTTTTAGTTGAATGGAAAACTGCAAATTCCAAATTCCTGCATCTGCTACAGTAATCCTAGAGTTACTAGCTATAGTTACGCCATTAGAGAAATCTGTAGTATTGAATGTTACTGGATAAGCTACAGTAGTGCTGGCAGCAACTTGGTCTGTAGAGTCTTGAAAAGCCCCGTAAGGATTATTCAAATACTTGCCACCTCTTGGGCCAAAAACAGACTGTAGTGAGTTAAGTAATTTAGTAAAAAACAACCTCAAGATGCCATTGTTTTGATTCTGGACATTTTGAGAATAGACAATTCCTGATGTACCTAAAGAGGGTATCGCAGGAATGTCTAATTGTTGCTTTACATCAGCCATTACTTTTTAAGCCATGTCTGCCAAACTGCACCTGCAGCAATGACTAAGCCACCAATCCATAAAACTGGTTGAGCAATAGATGCAATCCAGTTAAGAACCTTTACAGCACCCTTGGCAGCGTCAATAGCAGTTACAAGGT